CCGCTTCCAAAGCGGCAAACATCACCAGCAAGTGGTGATTCCTAGACATTTAAATGATGCTACGCTCGTTTAAAAGTGGCTACGTAATATTCGTATTGTTTTCACAAGATACGACGACCTCCAAGCCATAACCTGTTTCACTTTATTACGTTTGCCTAGTGTAAACGGATAGATCCATTCAGGGACTTTAGGACGTAACAATAATGGTATATCAGGTTTATCTGTAATATATAATAGTTTCCATTGGGCTTCCATAGACAAAGTTAATTGCTTATGTTCACTTACAATCTGCTCTATATTTATTGCAAATTCGGTTTGAAAATCGTTATAAAACCCTGGCTGACGTTGCTTAACGTAATTTAATACCTCTTTTGGTATTAGAGAAGCGTTAACGTTAGCCTGACGGTAAATATTACTAATTTCACTACGTAGTACTATACTCGTTGTCAGATGTAAGAGCTTAACAGCCTTATTCTCCGCCTCCGGATAGTCGTAGTTGCAATTGCCAAGTCCGAGTATACTATGAACAAGTTTCTTAGAGAACTCCCCTTGGTTTATACTGTAACCTTTTACGGTATTTGGTATTATCTTCAGGATTGCTCTGCTAGATTTCCCTGCTTTTAGTAGCGAAAAGAGTTTTTCCGGGACTTGCAAACAATTAATGTAACCACGGGTGTACAAGTTACTCCAAACCAAAACACATGTTTGAGGACTATTAAGTTCCTCGCATAATGCGTTTATATATGCTCCAGTGAACTCACTGCCATTTATAAAATGACGTTTCGCGAATTCAAAATAGTTCTTAGCACTGTTAGGTTTGAAGGGTACCTTTATACTGGTTAACACGCCCAAGTAGGCTAGATACAATTGTTCATCGAAGATGACTATATCGTCGCCCAGTAAAGCGTATTTACCTCTAGCTTTTTCGTAGGAACCTGCCGCAACCCACACCAGATAATGGTGTGTTAAGGCCATGGCAGGCCACGATGACAACGCTCCCATAGGTTGTCCAACTGCGTATTCTAAGTATTTCACTTTACGAGTCATGTGTGATGAAAGTTCTTTATCAACGAAGAATCGTCGTGTCAAAACCTCACTCCAAAGGCTGCCTAGATTAGGTCTTATACCGTTTAGTACATGTACATAAAGGAACTTTGGAATTCTATCAGAGGCATCACTAAGGTCAGAAAAACCGTAAAAGGTCTGTCCGGACGTGTGTCTTTGTTTAGCTAGATTTGAAATCTTATCGTGATTGAACGTGCAATCCTCAGGTATTTTACTGAGTGTTTCCATGAGTAAATCATGTACTGGTTTCAATAATTCTTGAGTGACACCATCTACAATAGCTGCAACTCGGCATTTAAGTTTTCCGTATTCTTGGATATAAAGTAATTTTCCAGTTTCTGGTTTTTGCTTAAATTCATATTTGCGGTCAGCTAAAGGCTGGTATCTGTCGTCGAATACATCAGGATCCATATTGTATAATTCCTTCGCCAAATTTCTTTGACTATTCAGTACGGCTGGGTTAATCCGATTAGCGTAGGTATCGATTAAACGACTTGCTAACGCATTTCCGTTAGGTCCTGCTTTCGAACTAAGATAATACCCAGGTAACTTTAAAGTACGTTGCTTACGAATAAACTTCGGTA